ATATGGTGAAATAGCACCAGAAATTAGACCCCATGTAGTTGCATTATTCAATTCAAATATATAATACTTACAGAATTGTTCTAACGCCCGTTTTATACTTAATACTAATCTGACTATATTAATATCTTGTAATGCAGATGGCTTACGTTGAGTTGTTAATTGCCCCCAGACAGTGAATCCCATATTAAATTTGACCATTGGATTAATCTGGTTCAGATATAATCTATCCCTATCTGCTATACGTGGACTGAATTTCATAGATTTGATACCATCCAGAACAGCACGAGTTAATCCAGCAGGTGCATACCATATCTCTGATACTTTATCTGTGTATGGTATAATCCGTGCCATGTGATATGTTGGCGGGACCCAGATATCTCTACCTGTATATTTATCATATACCTTAGTATAACATTCATATAATGCAGCATAGAAAGTATTATATGTATGCTTAAACATTCGTGTCCGTAACGCTTCATCAACACTATTATTATCACCATTATCTAGAACTGCAAAACAATCACCTCTGAGAACACGAGCTAATTCAACAATAGAATCTTTAACATCAGTTGGGTAGCCTGCATCGAATACTAATGAGAAATATTTATCTTCTGTATCCAATACTTCATCAACATACAATTCATTCTCAACAAATGCCAAATCAGGATCAATTTTCTTAGTCCGTTCCAGTTTACCTGTATATGCTTTGATTAATAATTGTTTTAATACATTAGGATCCTGAATACTACCATCCGAACCACCACCTAATCTTATAGGACCAGATTCTTCTTCAGCATCTAATAAGAATGGATTATCATAAAATTTACTAACAAGTGGATCGAATACTTCTGATAAATCTATACTGATTACAAGATCTGATGCTATGTTCTTAGTATAAACAGGTATTTGTGATATACTATTTTTCATATCATTAATATACCCAATCAATTCACGCATTGCATCCTTATTTGAAGATGATTTAAGATATCTGAAATATCTATTTATCACATCACTGATAAATATAGAATCACCAGATTCATCTTGCTTATCCGGATCAAACGATACTTCAAAAGATTGGGTTATTTCAAATTGTTCTTCCCATGTATTTGTTATAGGATTAAGTTCCAACGCTTTCTGTTTCTGATATATATCTAATATATATATACCATCTTTATATCGCATAGGATTCGAATGTGGCAGAATTCTAATCTTGAATCCATTATACCATTCACCTCTACCAACTCCGTAGATAGTTATTAATCCATCATGCGTGATATAATCTGATGCAGGTATAGCTACATCCTCACCTGTATCTGCCGATGGTCCTACTTGAATAGCATTATCAGATAGGATTGTATCAATTTCTTTACCTGTATTAACATTATAAACAGGTGCTATTTTGAATGATAAGAATTGATTATTTTTATCACATAACTTTTCATAATACATTTGTGCAATAGTTTTTGCAGTTGCTATTAATGTTGATTTGGATTTATAATCTGTACTCAAATTAATATTCGAATAATTTCCCTTTTTGATTACTAAAATATTAGTAGCTTCTGGATCATAATCACCGCCACTGGTTGGTTTTCTATATAAGAAAAATGGATACTGGTCTACGGCAGCTGTCCTCCATTTAACTGAATACTTTACATCTGTATTCTTACTTACAATAAATTTATGCGGTGATTGCTTAATTACAGAAAAGCCAGATGAATCGCTAATATACGGTTTAACTTTAATACTAATCACATTATCCGCATTTGAAGAATTAGAAACATCAGTTATAGAATCTACTGTAACAATTACAGATGACGATTGTATTGTACTACTATCCATAAATCTTTGAGTATTATCAGAATAATATTTTAATATTTTATATTCATGTGTAGAAGTATCATAATAATACAAATACAAATCACCTGTTGACGAATCAACTTTTTCATTTACATTCGTTATATCTACATAATTAATCATAGACGATAAATTAACTGAAATATCAAATACTTCAGTAGTATTATCCGATTCGTTTCTATTATAATTACCAGTTAATCCAGATAGACCTATAGCTGAATGATAGATACTCGAATCAGATATTTCAAATTTTGTACCAGAAAAATCAGTATTTTCATTAACAAATACTAATTCATTTGCCAGAAATTTATTATATTTTTCTATTGTTGAAATACCATCATCAAATAATTTTGGTCCTAAAATATCCTTATCTAGCATATATGTCAAATTAGCAAATGTTGCAGCAACACACGGTGAACCATCGGATGTTGTTTCACTACCAGATGGTAATACACGAATTACATATAAGCTATCAGATGATTTCAGGAATTGGTCTGCTATATATGGACCAAATCCGTATGCTTTACCAGATTGACCTAAATAACTAATATTAGGTTCACCAAAGTCAAGATAGAAATCTCTTGCATTAGTAAATACAAATTCATTATCAGGTCCTCGTTCCGAAGCCAGTGCTACAAATCCTATAGTACCAGGCGTTTCTTGTAAATAATCAGATAAATCTATTATCTTTGTATATACACCAGGCGAAATATGTTGAGACATTTTATTTTTAACTCCTTAAATATATTTTTTATTACTTTTATTAGTTCATTGCTTGTATAAAGATAAAAATTCAAGGTATTTGTCCTATTTCTGAAATTTTAAATATGTATTCCGTTTTATGGTATAAGTCATTGATAAATAAATAGTTAACTGGAATTGTTTATAATTTTAATATAAATATGTTATATTAGTGGATTTAAAAAAATTAGATTATAAATTTTATAGGACAAAATTATATGTGATATACTATACATATAAACAATATAAAAATACAGGATTAATAATATAAAATGGCATTGCAAGGAATAGAAGCATTTAATTCAGTTATACAAAATAAAGATACTATAAAATTCAAAGATATAATACCTGATATAAATAGTACAGGCGATTTTACTGAATTGGAAAATGTAGATGTTATATTACAATCTATTATAAACCTATTCTCAACTACTATAGGCTCATACCCATTTGATCCAGAATATGGATGTAATATTTATAAATATATATTCGAACCTGCAACAGAAAAAACAAGATTGGATATCAAACGTGAAATTAGTTCTGCATTATCTAGATATGAAGGTAGAACTAAAATAGAATTTGATGTCAAATTTTATAAAGATGATAAAGGATTTCTAATAAATTTTACAATCAATTATCAAGGTACTAAAAAACAAGTAACTGTACCTATTACAGAAGAATTATTAAAAACATTACCACCAGAAGAAAATCAAGAGTTATATTAAATTATTATGCTAACACCGTGGATTAGATCTTTCAATTATATTGAAGATTATTTCAGAACTTTATATGAATTATATTCAGGTGCATATATTGCATCATATCCAGTAACATATTATAGTATAAACCAAAAACAGACTGTATGGGAGAATGATCAATTATTAACAGGCTCGTATGAGAAAGTTGGAGTTGGCTCATTATCCGGTGTTAAATGGAATAGTATCCACATGTTTCCTGTATTTGCAATAGAATCAGCAACACCCACAACAGAACAAGGTGAAAAAGGTATTCAATATTATACTAATCTAAATATACAATTATCATTCCCGTCTATATATGGACTAATACCAATAGAAAATGATTTAGTTGATTTATCATTTGGCTATAAAGTGTCAAGTATAGACCTGAAAATGTTGTATATAATAACATCAGTACAAGTAGCACATGTGGGTGATATATTCCAGATGTATAGATTATCTATCAAATCTGCACCAATCACAAAAGATATGCTGGATAAACAAATTGCAGATAGGTATTATTTCTATGATTATAATAAAAAAATCATACCATATTCTAATACGAAACGCTTATTAAATATGCAACTCAAATATTCAGAACTTGTTGAGGATATTAATTATAATATATTCAATCCAGAAACAGGATTATATCTTATCTGAAATACATATATAATATTTTTACATATACAAAAAAGGACTAATAATTAAAATGACTATCTCGTCTACATCAGTGGATTCATATTCAATCAAGAATGATGAAAAGAAATTAATAGAAATCTTATCATCAAGAGATACTATCAGAAATCAATTAATTGAATATTTCAAGGAATATGTTGGTATTCCTGAAATAGATTTCTCTAAAACCTCATATTTATCATATCTAATTAATATATTATCTATATTATCATCTAACCTGATGTTCTATAATAGTTCTGTATATAGAGAATTTTTCCTGATTCGTGCAAGACAAAAAGAATCTGTACTGAATATATCGCACATGCTTGGATATAATCCAGATATTGCTAAACCTGCAATAGTACCTATTGTAATGTCTATACCCAAAACTGAACTTAATCATACAGGCGTAATTACACTTAAAAGTATTAATACCAGTAATACGGATTATTTCAAATTTTTTACAAATGATAATATCCAGTTTGTATTGGATACAGATATAAGGATAGAAATATCTGCAGCAGATAATGTATTTCATCATGCTAATATTCGAAGTATAAGTTCAACAGGTGTAATTAAAGAAATATCATGGCAAAGTTCGGATGATGATAAATATGTTGTATTTGTTTTAGATACTATACAATTAGATAAAAAAGTGGAATCATATAAAATATCAAGTTTAGATTCATATAAATTCTTATCATACGAATTGGACTTGAAATCTAAACAATTAGCAGATGTAAAAATATATACTATAATAGATCCAGAAGAGCAGAGTTATTTTGATAGGAATGGTGAATTTTCTGATAAAAATAAGGCAATTGAATGGGCATATAAGGAATCATTATTTCTAGCCAGTTCTGAAGAGCGTATATACGCATATAGATTAGGTTCTGATAAGATTAAAATATTTTTTGGTAATAATATAGTTGGTAAACAACCTGAACCTGATAGCCTGGTTATAATAGATTTAAGAACTACAAATGGATTATCAGGTAATATTATTACAGGTATGATAAGTAACTGTTCAAAAATTCCTATAATTGATAGTAAGACTAATAAGCAGAAATATTTGACTGGTGTAATATGCACTAATGTTGTTAATGCCGTTAATGGTAAAGATTATCAGACAATTGATGAAATACGAACTAATACAATAGCATTTGTAACATCAAATAAACGGTTAGTAACTGAATTTGATTATAAGTATATATCTAATATAGTAGATAATTTACCTGTAAGTTATGCATTACCTATTCTTAAACGTTCAGATTTGAAACGAAACGAGATATGTATATTCAGTGCATTAGATTTCCAGAATCAGCTTATACCTACCCAATCTGTTATTCTCAAATGTAACAATCCATTCTCAGAGTCTGGGTCAAATAATATACGAATTAAGAATTTCACTAAAGTAGAATATGCACCTGAACCAAATACTAATATTTATAATCTCGAATATTTACCAGATAGATATGAATATTTATTGAATAAGCATAAATTGATAGATATAAATAATGCGTATAGAACATTATTTGATATTATATTAGAACGAGTAGGTGAAAAAATAATATGTAAATATTACTATACAATAAGAAGACTTAATTCTAATATAAATATGAAAGAACGAATTAATACTACTACTGATATATTTATTGAACCTATACTATTACAATTCTGGAATAATAGAGGTTCAAATAATACAAGTGATAAATTGATTGTTAAATTAATATCTACACCTGTCAGTATAGACGCATTTTTATCTAATAAATATAAAATTTCATGTATTATGACAAATACTAAAACAGATAAATCATATACAAATACAACTGCTCAGAATAATATGTCTGTTGGTAATGAACTCATATTTGATTTCGAATTACCTGAATATGAAATACCTGAAGATGAAGTTATATTCAATTTTACAATAATAGTAAAAGAAATAGAAACAACTAATACTGTAGTGGAAATGTCAACATGGAATAGTGATCCCGTAATATTAAAGAGGGATATTACTGATATTGTTTATAGCGAATCATATAATATATATAAATTAAATGAGCAAAATCCTGATGTGATTGATGATGATTATATTATAATTCTAGATGTACCATGTATAGAATCTGAATATTACGAAACTATATCCGAATCGGACGAATTATTAGAAAATTTCGAATATTCAATATTAAACAAATTTTCTGCAATAGATATGTCTAAATATAGAATGATGACTGATAATATGAATCTTAAATTAAGTAAAACTACAGGATTCATAACAAATATAAATTATAATCCTATTACTAAACCTGAAGATGTAGTTATAAATAGCATTGACCCAACTTCGGAATCAAATGAGTTTATGCAATCTATAATAGAGAATTTCAATGGTTCATGCTGGATTGCTATTACTAATCATAAAAATATATTTGATATTAAAGATAGAGGATTTATTATACATGTTACATATTCTGTAGCTGATGGTGTGTATAATAAAACATACGGTAATCCTATTAAACTCAAAATAAATGATATATTATATTATCTGGATAATTGTAATACAAATGATAAAATTAAACTAATATATAATGGTGAGAATTTAATACCACTTGTCCAAAATATACCTATTACAATTGAATTGGATGTCTGGAAAAATAAAACATTTAATATAACAGATTCATATATAATTGATGAAGTTAAAAATTCTATTATAACCAGTACAGTAGATAAATTTGGATTCGATTCAAATATAAGTATTTCAGATATAGAAACAGCTGTATTAAAATTGGATTATGTAAATTCATGTAAAGTTATTAAACCAGAATTTGATATATTTTTCAATTATGACTTACAGAAATTACAGCCATACGAGTTGATTACATATTCACCAGAATTAGTATGCTTTAATAAAGATAATATAAAAGTTAATATACGAAATTAATAAATGATAAATAATCTTAATATTAATCTATCATATACAGATTTAGATAAATTACAGCATACAATTAATACAATTGTTAGTAGGGAACATGTATATATTGATAAACCATGCTATAAACTTAGTATGACTAAATATGCTAATTTGATATTTAATAATACTAATTATTCAGATGATTTGTATAATAATTTCATACACCAATTAAGTGCAAATTTCAGGAAATTTGAAATTTTAAATGATAGATTAACTGTATTATTAATAATATTAATTTTATATCTGAATTCTAATAAAAAGCAGAGTATTAATGATAAGAATTTTATAAAATCTATAGTTAGATTATTAGCATTCAAATTTTATGGTAGCTCAATATTCAAACAATTGAAATTTACTTGTTCTAGCTTTTTCTGGCAGGAAGCATTAAAAAGATTGAATCAATCACATTTATTTCAAGCAACAGGATCTATTTCAAATGGATTAATATATATTGCAGATACAACATTTGATAGATATTCCAAATATATAAAATTACCTTGTGATGATGCAATTTTAATGAAATTTATATCTGAATTGAGAAGTAGAATAAATCAGTCTACAAAATCGTTTATGGATAGATATTATGATTTGATTAAACAAGGTAAACAGAAAATTGAAGATGAACATACCGCTCAAGAACAGACTGAATTGATAATTTCTAAAATTTCAACCAGTATCTGTACATTTGGTGAGATTGATGAGAAAGCAATTGATAAAGGTATTGTACGCACAAATATTTCTAAAGATTTGGCTGAAAATCTTATATCCGAATTATCTGATTCCGAATATAAACAGAAAATTGAATTTATATTAATATTAATCAGTAGACTAACTAAATTTAAGAATTTATGTAATAATAGGTATATAGAAGGATTGATTAGACAGATTAATAGTAATACAACTATATTAAATTATAAAGTTGCAGATGAAATATTGAAATTATTATATACTACAACACAATATACAGAATTGAAAAAATTAGATAAACCAACAATCATAACATTTTTTGTTACATATCTGAGTCATTATATCAAGAATAGAATATGCTAATATTTTAAGGAGATTGATTATAATTAGTATTTGCATATTCAATTGCATTTTGTAATTGTTCATTTAACAAAATAACACTATTTTTCAAATTAGTCATATCTGGATTCTGACTATTTGTTTCAGTAATGATAGAATCGCAATATTGTTTTATTATTGAATAATGAGATTTTACATATTCACTAAACTTATTTGTTTTTAATTGTAAAATTTCTGGAGTTGCCTGACTCGGATCTGATTTGAATATATTATAATTTAATGATTCACATAATTTATTGAATCTGTCTATTATATTAGAAATAGCTGATATCATTTTTGTTTATTCCAATTTCCTATTATTTCTTTATATTTTTATAATTCTGATAATTTACTAACTGAATCTTTAGCTACTCCAAATGTATTACCTAATGATGTAGCACTACTACTAATACTATTTGCACTATCACGTAATACACCTAAATCATTTGCAGTAGTACTTATATCACCTGCTATACCACTAAATTGGTCTGCAAATCCGGATAT